GAAAATGAATCCGCAAGGATTCGTGATTACCAAAGCTACAACCAAAGATGATTGCGTAAGGGATTTTGAACGTGAAGTGAAGCGTCTGAAGCTTAATCTTTTATCTTACGCAGATAGAGAGGTAGCAAAAGATTTAGCTAAACAGCTCTATGGTGGACCTGATTTGCTGGGATCTACTCCAGCAGCAGTTGGAGTTTGGAAGACTGTTGTGAATAATTTTGAGAAGAATCGAGCAGCCTCAGCGATTGGACAGGTATTTACATATTCGGATCGTGAATTGGTTGTCATGAAGCGCCGCAAAGAAGCTTCTGGTTATTCTGTTGTTACTGCAACATTCAAGCAAGCCGAACACGCTAAAGCTCTTGGTTATGTGCTCCGCCATATGAAAAACGAATCAAATAAAAAAGGTCTTATAGTTTTTCATTGTCGCACTCCTGATGAGTATGTAAATGAAGCTGTTAATAATTGGATACGAGACACTCGCGAAACTATAAGTTTTTTGGGAGTTGATGTTAAAATTGAGGTCCTAATCTCTATGAATGAGGGTGATATGATTAAGAGTGAAAATGATGCCTATTACCAAAAGTAATAGGGAAAAATTCATACGCTGGTTCGCATGGTCTTTAGAGTATAGAGACTGCGACCCAGCGATATGGATGACTAATTATCTTAATAAGAGATATGAACATAATAGTGAGGAAAGAGTATGGTTGTGTTGGCTTTATGCCAACACATACTATTTGCCAACTTCTTGGGTTCTGAAGAACGAATTCCCCGACTATGAACTTGCCACCATTGATCGCCTCACATGGTGGAACACGAACAATTATAAAAGACTGCGATACCAGACTGATACAAAATATAATAAAGGACATCTTCCTAAGATGTTCGAGTCTTATCAACAGTTCATTGGCAATAGAATTCAAAAAGAAGTCTTAGAGAGTTATTATGGTGACAATGAGCACCAGAATTTTCACAATCTATGGAAAATTATTAATGAAAAATATTATAAATTCGGAAGGTACACTACTTGGTTCTATATGCAGTCTTTACACAGCACTGCTGGGTTTTCTCTTGACCCTGATACTCTTATGCTTGGGGACTACAGTGGCAGTCGTTCTCATCGTAATGGACTTGTTCTTGCTCTTGATAAAGAAGATTGGTATGATTCTAAGCTTACCAAAAAAGAATACGAATACCTAGAAAAAGAAGCAACAGATATTCTAATAGAAATGAAAATCAGGTTTCCATATCTGAGAGACCAGATCAATTTCTATACTATGGAAACTTGTCTCTGTAGTTTTCGTAAAATATTCAGAAACCATCATGGAAGATATCTTGGCTATTATCTAGATCGCCAAGCTGAAGAAATACAGCAAGTAGAAAAAGATGGTTGGTCAGGAATTGAGTGGAATGTTTTGTGGCAAGCTAGGCGAGAAACTCTAGATAAAAGATTATTGACTAATAAAATTGATGAAAATAAGTTTTCTTCATTCATTAATTCAGGTAGAATAGATAGACTTGATTGGATGTTTGAAGATGAATCCCCAGTATTACATGGACTAGAGGCACTATATGATTAAAATTATTGCAATGGGCGGGGAGCCTTGTAGCGGCAAAACGACTCTCATGTTTCAGCTAATTTCATTAGCTGATGATTGGAAAATCGTTAAGCCAGAAAAACTCTTAGATGCTATGTATAGTGAAAAGTTAAATACCTATATTTTAGGTAAATATGAAAATGATGGGAATACATTTCAGGGAACTGATCGCCTAAGTATGGCAGTACAACCCGATGCAGTGCAGTTTATTAAAACCATTCAAAACACAAATGTAATTTTTGAAGGTGATCGTTTATTCAATGGAAAGTTTATTGATGAGATTGGGAATGTGACTGAAAATTATAAAGTCTTAATTCTTAAAGCATCAGATAAGATTCTCGATCAACGTCACATTGATCGCAAAGATGATCAAGATGACAAATTTAAAAATAGTCGCAAGACAAAAATCTCTAATATCATGAGTTCGCTGACACTACTTGACTATATAGAAGTAATGCAGAATGAATCAATTGAAGATCAGAAAAATATTATTGACTTTATTAACAACTTTTTTGGCTGGAGTGTTTAAACTATGCAATTAGAAATTTCCGTAGATAATTTAAAAAAGAATAAACTATTCGTCGCAACCCCAATGTATGGTGGGTTGAATCATGGAATGTATATGAAGTCTTGTCTAGACTTGCAAGGACTTTGTACCCAATATGGTATCGAAGTTCGTTTCTCATTTATATTTAATGAATCGCTAATTACTCGCGCTCGTAATTATCTATGTGATGAATTCCTTCGTTCAGGGTTCACACATATGCTCTTTATTGATGCTGATATTCATTTTGATCCTCGTGATGTTATTGCCCTCTTGGCGATCGATAAGGAAGTTATTGGTGGACCATATCCTAAGAAGTCCATTAAATGGTCATCGATCATGAGTGCAGTAAAGAGAAATGTTGAGGCTCGTTCAGCCAATCCTCAAATTCCAGAATTGTCTCCTGGTGAACTTGAAAAAGTTGCTGGCGATTATGTGTTTAATGCCGTTGCTGGAACTGGTCAGTTTAATGTTGGTGAGCCTCTAGAAGTTCTTGAGATTGGAACTGGATTCATGATGATTAAGCGTGAAGTGTTTGAGAAATTTGAGAAACAGTATCCTGAGTTCCGCTATAAACCAGACCATGTTGGACAGGCTAACTTTGATGGATCTCGTTATATTCATGCTTACTTCGATACAGTAATTGATCATGGTAAGAGCGATCGTTACCTATCAGAAGATTACATGTTCTGTCAGTGGTGGCGTAACATGGGTGGCAAGATTTGGCTTTGCCCATGGATGAAGACGCACCATATTGGAACTTATGCTTTCCATGGAGATATGGCAGCTGTAGCTGCTTACGTTGGGACCCTATAATATATGACAACCTTAGTGTATAATTCTAGTGGTGTTCTCGCACCACTAGAATACTATAGATATGACGCTATAAATCATATAATTAAACACAAATTCTCAGAGAGATGTAATTATCTTGAGATTGGGGTGTTGGATCCAACCGCATGTTTTGATAGAATCAATGCTGACAAGAAAACATCAGTAGATCCTGGTTTAGAATTCGCTAGCAATCCAGCAAGTTATAAGATGACTTCTGATGATTTCTTTGATGCAGTCGCTGCTCACAAAACGGAATTTCCCCCTAACCATAAATGGGATATAATTTTCATAGACGGTTTACACCTAGCCGATCAGGTGGACAGAGACATCGCCAATTCAATGAAACACATTAGCGATACTGGATTTATAGTTCTACACGATTGTAGTCCTGCAACTTGGGAATGTGCACATTCAGATCATGAAGCCTTTTTGTTGAGACCACAAACATGGAATGGCACAACTTGGAAAGCTTTCTATAAGTTTAGGACAGAACATCCACACTTCGCATATACTGTAGATACTGATCAAGGTATTGGTATCATTAATCTTGGAAAAAGTGCTGAATGTATCAATCATTCTAATCCTTTCTTTGAATATGGAAAAATGAAAAAGGATAGAAAACACTATTTAAATCTGATCTCAGTCAAAGAGTTTACTGATAATCCAGAAAAATATCTATAAGGTGAATTATGATTGTAGGTTTAGTTGGTAATATTGGCAACGGAAAAGGAACTGTTGCTGATATCCTTGTGCAGAAACATAATTTCATCAAAGAAAGTTTTGCTAATCCAGTCAAAGATGCAGTCTCAGTTATTTTTGGATGGGATCGTGCTCTTTTAGAAGGCGATACTCCAGAATCTAGAAAATGGAGAGAACAACCAGACTTATGGTGGTCAAACGTTCTTGATAAATCTTTTTCACCTAGAGTTGCTCTTCAGTTGATGGGAACAGAAGCTGGACGAGATGTATTCCATTCAGACCTCTGGATTCTTGCACTCCAGAAACGATGTAATTCCAATATGAATTATGTAATTGCTGATGTGCGTTTTCCTAATGAAATTAAATCAATTCGAGATGGTGGTGGAAAAGTTTTTCGCGTAAAGCGTGGAACTGATCCTGAATGGCACCACGTTGCATCTCAAAGCAATGAGTGTATGAAACTCGCATATCCAGAAGTCCATTATAGTGAGTGGGCGTGGGTAGGAAAACAAATTGATGGGACTATAGAAAATAATGGTACATTACAAGATTTGGAAGACAATATTAATAACATTTTGAATTTTGAATTGAAGAGTATATAATATAACTTGTTTTTTAATTGGAGATAATTTATGAAATTGAGTGAGAATACATTAAACGTTCTTAAGAACTTTTCTTCTATCAATCAAGGTATTGTTGTGAAGCCTGGAAAGACTCTAAGGACTATTTCTTCTAACAAGGCAATCCTTGCAGAAGCAACCGTTGAAGAAGAATTCCCTACTGAATTTGGGATCTATGACTTGCATAAGCTTCTCGGTGTCATTTCTCAGAATAAGAATTCCCCCGAGGTTGAGTTTGAGAAAGATTTCTTGACTTTCCGTTCAGTTGGAAAAATCCGCATTCGCTATACTCCATCAACATTAATTCTTTGCCCACCCAATAAGAACATTAATGTGCCAGCTTACGACGTCAATTTCAATCTGACGTCAGAGATTCTGAGTTGGATTTTCAGTACTGCTTCTGTTTTGAAGTGTCCAAACATTGTGATTAAATGTGAGGGGAAGGGTTCAGACATTAATATCTGGGCAATGGACGTCAAGGGTGAGATCGTTGACGATGCTAATGTTAAGGTTGATGGATCTTCTGATATTGGATTCCAAGCAGCAATCAAGATTGAGAATCTTAAGATCCTTCCTGGTTCTTATAAAGTTGAACTTTCATCAGTTGGAGTTGGCAAGTTCACAAATAGTTCAAACAATCTGACTTATTGGATTGCTTTGGAACAGGCAAATTCATCATTTGATAAGTGAGGTATAAATTATGATTCAACAATACACTCCAACTCAGCTTAAAGAAATCAAAGGTAAGTTTGATGAAATCTCAAACTCAATGACTCGAGTCTCTGCTGAAAAAGATCTTGTTAAAGAGATCTACAATGATCTCAAGGAGAATTATGAAGTTCCACCTAAGATTGCTCGCAAGTTAGCCAAGACTTACCATAAGCGTAATCTTGCTGAAATCCGTGCAGAAAATGCTGACTTTGAGGAGACTTACGAAACTGTATTTGAGAAACAGCCATGAATCGTAGATCTCTGTTAAAATATATAACACTCGGTGGAGGTATAGCTGCGGCTGGTGTTGCAGGTTGGGCAACTGGTGGTTACATTCTTGGTTCTTCAAAGAAAGATAACAGAGAAGTTATTAAGCAGATCGAAGAACAAAAAGATATAATCATATTTAAATCCACTTACGGTAAGAAGATTGAAAATCCAAACCATTTAGGCACTTTAGGCACTCAATATGAACCTGGAACTAGGAAAGATGTACAAATAAAATTTGTAGTTGGTCCTGATGGTCATTTATACTTGAATCAAAATGGAGGATGGGCTAAGGTTCTAATTGAAACTTAAATTGGAAATCGGAAATTGGATTCCTGATGGGTATAGATTAGGAAGAACTTTTAATAACCATAAGTGAGAATTATATGATGAATGAAAGTGACGTTATTTTGTGGAACGAGAGATACAGACCTAAAACGGTGGAAGAGTGCATTCTTCCAGAATCTCAGAAAAAATTATTTCAAGAATATGTGAATCGGAAAGAAATTCCGAATATGCTTCTTTGCGGCTCAGCTGGAGTTGGGAAAACTACAATAGCCCGAGCGCTTTGCGAAGAAATAGGTGCAGATTACATTCTTATAAACGGTAGCGATGAGAGCGGAATTGATGTTCTAAGAGTTAAAATCAAAGGGTTCGCATCATCTGTTTCGTTGATGGGGGGTCGGAAAGTTGTAATCATCGATGAGGCTGATTATCTCTCGCCAGCAGCTCAGGCTGCTTTTCGTGGAGTTATTGAGGAATTCTCAGGTAATTGTTCATTTGTCTTTACCTGTAACTTTAAGAATCGAATCATCCAACCACTTCATTCTCGTTGTGCGGTGATTGATTTTAAACTTGTTAATGTCCAGAAAGCTAAAATGGCTACTGACTTCATGAAACGTGTTGAATACATTCTAAAGGAGGAAGAAATTGAATATTCTCCAAAAGTTGTTGCTGAACTTATCACTAAGTTTTTCCCAGATTACCGTCGAGTTCTTAATGAACTTCAACGTTATAGTGTCAGTGGCAAAATTGATATTGGTATACTTGCCAATGTATCTGATACGAAGCTGACGGAACTTATCGGATTCATTAAAGATAAAAACTTTAAAGAAGTTCGTAAATGGGTTGCTCAGAATGCCGACAACGATACTCATCGTATCATGCGCGAGTTCTATGATAAACTTTATGATATTCTAAAGCCAGAGAGTATTCCTCTTGCGGTTGTACTGTTGGGCAAGTACCAATATCAAGCAGCATTTGTCGCAGATCAAGAAATTAATCTTTTGGCATTTTTAACTGAGTTAATGATAGAGACGTCTGTTTTGGATTAGATTTTATCATTCCTTTAATAAAACCTTCTGGAATTTGTTGTTGTAGATTTAATCTAATATTTTTTAAGCCATTATTGACCCAAATATATGAGGACCCATACATTGGATTATTTTTACCAGCAAACTTCCCATTCTTATGAGAATCACTAATTTTATTTTTGGTTTCCTGGGAGTGAAATTTCCTATACATTGGATTATTTTCTCCAGTGTATTTTCCTTTTTTGCTTTGACTTAATAGTGATTTAGTATGATCAGACAGTTTAACAT